TCATTCGGCTCCTTCAGGAAAAGCAAAGCGCGCCACGATGCGGCGCTGCCAGGGGGCGGAAAGCGGGCTTTCGACCACACCATGCCCCGTATAGGCGTGAATGAAGCTGGGCTGCGCCCCGACCCGGGCCTGAATACCCAGATGCTTGGCCACCGCCCCCTCGCGCATGCGAAACAGGATCACGTCGCCGACCGACGGCGATGCCAGCGGCCTTGCGGTCAGGTGCCGAACCGCAGCCGCATGAAGCCGTTCGATTCCAGAGGCTTCTGACCAATCCTTCGTGTAATCTGGCACGTCTTCCGGCTCTGCGCCGTACAGCGCGCGCCAGATCCCGCGCAGCAGGCCAAGGCAATCAGTGCCAGCACCCCGCGTCGCGCATTGATGCAGATAGGGCGTGCCCAGCCAAAGCCGCGCCTCTGCGACCACTGCCGCGCCCGTCATCGCTGCAAGCTCCCCCCGTCATTGACCGAAGCCGAAGACGGGTAAGACGACAGCCAATCCTCACCTGGAATATGAGGAAATCCACGAAAGTTCATGAAATTGTTGAATTTTGCCAAACATGTTTCTGCCCTGCGGTCGCAGCCGGCCTCCAGCCGGACCTGATCACCGGCAACAAGCGCCGCCCCGGGGGCCTGCCACAACTCCACGCTGCGACGCCCCTGCGCTTCGGCGCGGTCGGCCTTGATCATCACAGTCAGGCCCGCCGCGGCGCCGGTCAGAACCGTCAGCCGCCCGCGCTCGAACCAGCGATCCTCAAAGGCTGCCATACCCGACAGGGTCAGCAACGCCCCCTCCGACACAGCCTTGACGCTGCGTTCCGCTGCATAGCCCGGCAGGGTCAGGTCGAACCCACAAGCCGCATCGCCTAGGGCCGCACCGCAAAGCCGGTGATAAATCCGCCCCTGCGGCACGTTCAGCCGCTCGGCCAGGCCGCGCAATTCGGCGTTGAAAGCGCCGCCCGCGCGGGTGATTTCGCCCAGCGAACCGCGAAACAGCATCTGCCGGTCGGCCACATCCTTCCAGTTGACCAGCCAGACCCGGATCTCGGCGCCGTCATAGCGGCCCGCCAGGATATCGGCCTCGGAAATTGCACCATCGCTCAGCGCGCCCATGGCCTCGGTATTGTCCACCGCCAGCCCGGTGCCCTGCTGAAGCGCGCGGGCGGTCAGCCCGGTATTGGCGCGAAAGACGATTTCGCCAAAGCTCAGGTCGCGGTCGTGATCGGTAAAGCCCATCACCACCCCGTCGCGCCGCGTGAGCGCCCAGGCCTGGCAGACATTGGTCGTGCCGGTCGCCAGATGCGCGTGAAGATCCGCCTTGCTCATCAGACCCGCACCTCCACCACCGGCACATTCGGCACATCGCCCGCCTGGAACGACGCGACCGAGGTCTGGATGCGGTCGGTGTCAAAGCGCACCGGCACGTCGAACTCGAAACCGGCATGGATCACCGCGCCCCGCGGCGGCGCGGTCTCAAAGGTCACAAGCCCCGTGCGCGTATCCAGTTCATATTCCAGCCCCGCGACCTTTTCGTCGCGATCGACCGCGATCTTCACGCTTCCCTTCACCGGCTTGGCGATCGGGCGCACATAGCTCTGCGCCCCCGAACGATAGGTCTTGATCAGCTCGAACACCGTCTGGCTGCCATCGCCGGTCGCCAGCACCTGATCAAAGGCCGTCACCGCGCGCGAGGACGGGCCGGATTTGTAATCTGACCAGTCCTTCCAGCGAAACCCGTAAAGCTGACCGCGCCGTGCCTCGAAAAAGGCAATCAGCTCCGCCACATCGTCCAGCGACCGCAGGCCCAGCCCCGCGTCATAGCGGCGGCGCGAATGGGCCCAGGGCGTATTGCGCTCCTCAAACCCGTTCGCCAGCGTCACGATCTCGGTCCGCCGCTCCGGCCCGCCGACCGAGCCGAAGCTCAGATTGGCGGGAAAGCGCACTTCGTGAAATCCCATGATCCCCTCCTCAGCGGTTGCGCTGCCCACGGGCCAGCGCGCGGCTGGCCTGGGCCGCGATCTGGCTCTGGCTGCGTTGGAAGCCCTGCACATCGGGCGTCGTGATGTTCATGACCACGGTCACCGGCCGCCCGCCGCCCGCGCTCTGCACGCCCAGCCGGCCATCGGCACCCCGGGTCAGCGGCATGATCGCCTCGGGGCCGGCCTCGCCCATCAGCCCGGTCGCCCCCCGCATGGGAAAACTGACCGGCGATGAAACGACGCCCCCCTTGGCAAAGGGCATCACGCGGCCCTGGCTGAAGGCGCCGCCCTTGGCAAAGGGCATGAAGCTACTCATCAGACCGTTCAGCCCCTCGGCGACAAAGCCGCCGACAGCCGCCTGAACCGGCTTCATCGCCACGTTATAGACGGTGTCCACCATCGTCTGCGCCACCGATTTCAGTGCGTCCGACAGCTTCATCCCGTCAAATACCAGCCCGTCAAAGGCACCGCGCAGCCCGCGGCCGATGCCGGTCGCCAGGTTGTCCACCTCGCGCCCGGTGAAAACGAGACTGTCGCGCAGCCGCGACAGCTCGCCGTCAAAGGCGGTCACCACTCCGCCCGTGCCCGTCAGCGTCGCCTCCAGCGCCGCGATCTGGTCTTCCAGCGTTTCGGTCTGCGCCATGCGCCGGGCCCTCCTGCTTCACATCGGGAAAGGCGCGCGCCAGTTCGTCCAGCCGCGCCCGTGTCAGCGCCGGGGCCAGCGTCTCCGCCCCCAGCATGATCCGCAATTCCAGCGGGCTGAGCCGCCAGAAATCGGCGGGCAACAGGCCAAGCCCCTTCAGCCCCGCCTGCATGAGCCCCGGCCAGTCGAGGCACCGGCTCATGCGCCGATGCCCGCATCGGGCCGGCCAAAGGCGCGCGCCAGCAGCTCGGTCGCGATGCGCGCGGCGCCGTAAAGCCCGCCCGCGATCTCGGCCTGGCGCAGGTCGGCGGCGCCGCCCTGCCAGCCGCCGCCCCGCAGCCCCGCCACGATCAGCGCCAGCACGTCGCGCGTGGTAAAGCGCCCGGTCTCGAACCGCTCCACCAGGTCGATCAACCCGCCGCCCTCCAGCGTCGGCTCCAGCTCGGCCAGCGCGCCCAGCGTCAGCTTCGCCACATGGCGCTGGCCGTCGATCACCAGCGCCACCTCGCCTGCCCAGGGGTTCGCCATCAGAGCGCCGTGAACACCAGGGCGCCCGCCGAGGCCAGCGTCAGCTCATAGGTCGCCTCACCGTTATGGCTGCCCGCATATTCGATGGCGGTGATCTGGAACGGCCCCTCGACCACGCCGAAATCGGGGATGATCACCTGGAAATTCGGCACCTCGCCGTCGAAAAAGATCTGGCGCGCGCGTTCGTCGGTATTGGCGTCGCGGAACACCCCCGACCCCGAGATCGAGGCCGACCGCACCCCCGCGCCCGCCAGCAATTCGCGCCAGCCGCCCGTGCTTTCCAGGCTGGTCACATCCACCGTTTCGGCGTTGAAACTGATGCGCGAGGCGCGCAGCCCCGCAATGGTCTCGAATTGCTGGCTGCCGTTGATGTCGATCTTGATCAGCAGATCCTTGCCGCTTTGCACTGCCATGACAGTCTCCGATATTGCGATGATCGTCTTGCAAGCCCCGGCGGGGCCTGCCTGATTTCGGGTGATGCGCCGCTCAGTCCTCGACCCGGGCGCTGAATCGCAGGTCGATGCGCCGCGCCGCGCCCGCATCCAGCCGGCGCGCATTGGCCTTGACGAAACGCAGCCAGACCAAGCGACCGCGGCTCAGCGCCAGATCGGCCCCCACCAGCGCGTCCGAGATGCCGACCGCGATTTCCTTCGCCTGAAGAAACCCCGTCGCGTCCGAGATCACGCTGACCACCAGCCGGTGATCGGTGCCCGCGCCGCTCTGGTCGCCGGCATCCAGCGCCTCTTCTGGGCCCAGCACGACAAAGGTGCCGCTGCCCCCGCCCGGCGGCAGCGCGTCATGCACCGCCACGCCCGGCAATTCCGCCACCAGCCGCTGATAGATCGCCGCCTGCAAGGCGGCCGCGCTGCCATAGCTCATGCCGGGATCTCCTCGCGTGCGAAACAGGTCAGGAACTGGCCCGCGGCATCGGCCTCGGTGACGGCGACGATGGCAAAGACCCGCGCGCCATCCCGAAACCGCTGCCCCGGGCGCGGCCGCGACGGCGCCCCCTGCGCCGCCCCCCGCACCGTGATGCGATAGCCGACCGAGGCCAGCGTGACCTCTTCGCCCGCCACATCGCGGCCGGTGCCGGGGCGCAGCTCGGCCCAGATCTGGCCCAGCCCCGTCCACACCGTGTCAAAACCCCCGGCGCCATCGGCGATCTGGGTCTTTTCCTCCAGCAGCAGCTGCCGGGTCAGATGCGGCGCGCTCATGCCTCGCCCCCGCCCAGCACGCGCACATTGCGCCATTTGCCGATCAGCGCCTGCACCATCGGCGGCACCCCGGCCACCGCCCCGGGCGCATGGCGGTTTTCATAGAATTGCGCAGCCAGCAGCAACACCGCCTGTGCCAGATCGGCCGGGATATCCGTCCAGGCCGGGCCGAACCCTGCGGTGAACACGATCTCCACCCGGCCGTCAGTCGGCACCGTGGGCAGCATCATGCCGACGCCGACCAGCCGCGGGCGATGCCGGTCCAGCCGCAGCCGATAGCGCGCCGTCGCCACGACCTGCATAGCCCCCCCGGCCTCGACCAGCGTCACGCTGTCAATGGCCGAAACCGGCGCCAGCGGCAGCGCCTGCGCCGCCGGGTCGCGCCAATCCTCCAGCACCAGCTTGAACTGCCGGCTCAGCAGCGCCTTGCCAATCCGCGCCTCGATCGCCGCCAGTGCAGCCCGCAGATGGCTTTCCACCAGCCCGTCCTGCACCCCGTCATCGGCAAAGCCGGTGCCAAGGCGCAGATGGTCCCTGAATTTCTGGACCGGCAGCGCCGCCTGCGGCACCGTGGTCTGCTCGATCAACATCATGGTCCTGCTCCGATGATCCTGTGGCCCCTCTGCCCGGGGTCGGACGCGCGCCCCGGTGCCACTCGGACAGAGGGGGGAAGCAGCTAGAAGGCGCCGGTCCGGCACGCGTCCTGAGGTCCGGGCCTGCCGGCCCGGACCATCCGTCACCCGATCAGGCGGTGGCGATCTTCAGCAGCTTGATCGCCGCAAAGTCGGTGATGTCGCCGCCCACCCGCTTGGAGGCGTAGAACAGCACATGCGGCTTGGCCGAGAACGGGTCACGCAGCACGCGCAGGTCGGGGCGTTCGGCGATGGTATAGCCGGCCGCGAAATCGCCAAAGGCGATCGGATAGGCATTGGCGCCCACATCCGGCATGTCCTCGCAGATCAGCACCGGATAGCCCATCAGGCGCGGCGGCTCGCCCGCTTGCAGGCTGTCCCCCCACATGAAGCGGCCATCGGCATCCTTCATCTTGCGCACCGCGCCGGCGGTCTTGGAATTCATGATGAAGGCCGCATTGGCGCGGTAATCGGCGCCCAGGGCATAGACCAGGTTCACAATGCAGTCGCTGGCATTGGTGGTGGCGAAATCCGCCGCCGCACCCGTCGGCACATAGCCAAGGCTGCCCCAAGCCCAGGAGGCATTCGCCACCTTGGTCGGCAGCAGGATGCCCTTGGGCTTGTCCACGCCATCGCCATTGATGAAGGCTGCCGATTCCGCGCGAATGAACCGCGTGGCGATCTTGCCGGCCAGCCAGCCCTCCACGTCAAAGGCGCTGTCATCCAGCAGACGCTGGCTCGCCTTCGGCATGGCCGACAGCTCGTGCAGCTTGATCGAGATGCGCTCGATCGCCGGCGACGAGGTTTCGGCCTGCGCGCCTGCCTCGGTGGCCCAGCCCGAGCCGACCTCGCTGCGGTCGATCAGCACGTCGAACGAAGGCCCGTCCACCTGCACCACATTGGCAATGGCCCGCAGGCTGGCGGTCGAAACCAGCATCGAGCGGATGCTGTCCGAGGTGCGCGGATCGACCAGATAGCCCCCATCGGCCGCCACGGCGGTGGACATGGCCTTGCCCTCCAGCACCAGGCCGCGCAGCGCGTCGTCATCGCCGGTGCGCACATAGGCGTCAAAGGCCTTCACATGGGGCACCTCGATCTCCGCCTGGGTCGAAAGCACCGGGCGGCCATAGGTCGCGGATTTGGCGTTCAGCATGGTCAGTCGCTCTTCCTGTTGTTGCAACGCAGATTTCATTTCGCCCTGAAAGGTCTTGAACTCATTCAGGAAACCGGCCATCGCGGATTTCACCTCCGCTTCCGGTTCCAGGGCCGTATTCGGGGCCATGGGCATGCCGCCCCCGGCCCGAGCCTTCGTCTCGGTCATCGTCTTTTCCCCAAAAGGTTTCCGTGAAAGGCCGCCTCAGCGTTCGGCCAGGCTGCGCCGCGCATCGTCAAAGATCTGCGCCAGCGATCGCCAGGTCTCGGCCAGGCTGTCGCCCTTGGCCGCGACCCGCGCTTCGGGAAGCATGGGAAAGGTCACCAGCGACACCTCCCACAGCTCCAGCTCGGTCAGCAGGCGCTGCCCCTTCCCGTCGCGTTCCGATTTCACCGTGCGATAGCCGATCGACAGCCCGTCGATCGCCCCCGCCGCCAGAAGGGCCGCCGCCTCGCGCCCCTTCTCCACATCCGCAAGGATCCGCCCCTTGACCCAGAGGCCCCGGTCATCCTCGCGCACCTCGTCCCAGACGCCGATGGGCTGGGCCGGGTCGTGCTGCCACAACATCTTGACCCGCCGCCCCGCCGCGCCCAGCCGCGCCAGCGACCCGGCATAGGCGCCGGCCTGCACCACATCGCCGCCCTGATCGCGCTTGCCGAACAGGCTTGCATAGCCCTCGATCAGCTGCCCCTCGGTGACGGTCAGCCCGCCGCCCGCCTCCGGGCCCAGCGCCACGAACTTCTGCTCGGGTGCGCCAAATCCGCCATTATATCCCATGTTCACCTCATCGCCGCTTTCAGAACCGCCTCCGCCCCCTGCGCCAGCAGAAAGGCCGCGACACCGTACACCCCCAGCCAGATCCGCTTCTCCAGCCGCTCCAGCGTGCCCTCGATCTGGCCCAGCCGGTATTCCAGCGCATTCCAGCGTTCCTCGGCGACCCTCTCATTGGCCTCGATCCGGGCATGGGCCGCGTCGAAACTGTCGTAAAGGAACCGCGATCCGCTGCCGCCGGGCTTGGTCATTCGCCCTCCGCCAGCCGGGGCAGGCCCAGAAGCGCCCGCTTTTCGGCCTGGGTCAGGAACTCCGCCGCGCCGACCCGCGCCCATTGCTGATCCCGCTCCACCGCCAGCGCCGGCACCTGATCCAGGTCGGGCTTCAGCTCCACCGCCTCGTCGCTGAACCCCTCCAGCCAATGCGACACCGCCGCCGTCACCCGCGCCACCAGCGGCAGCACCGTCAGGCGATAGAAGGCGCGATTGGCCTCCTGGTAATTGGCATAGGTCGCATCACCCGGAATGCCGATCAGCATCGGCGGCACGCCAAAGGCGATGGCAATCTCCCGTGCCGCCGACAGCTTGGTTTCATGGAACTCCATATCCGAGGGCGAAAAGCCCATCGGCTTCCAGTCCAGCCCGCCTTCCAGCAGCATCGGCCGCCCGGCATTGCGCGCGCCCTGATGGTTGGCCTCCAACTCGCCCACCAGCCGGTCATACTGATCGCCCGACAGCGTGCCCGCCCCGTCCGGCCCCTTGTAGACAATCGCCCCCGAGGGCCGCGCCGCATTGTCGAGCAGCGCCTTCGACCAGGCGCTCGCGCTGGAATGCACATCCACCGCCACCGCCGCCGCCTGCATGGGCGACAAGCCGTAATGGTCATCCTGCGGGTGGTAGAACCGGACATGACAGACCGGCGCCACCGGCCCGGTCATGTCAAAACGGTGCTTGCGCCCGCCCACGGCATAGTCATAGGCCACCGGCCAGCCATCGGCGCCGGGCACCAGGCTCATCCGGTCGCTGCGCAACACATGCAGCTCGCCCGGGATCTGCCCGGCCCCCGGCACCGCCTCCAGATAGCCGTTCCCGCTCAGCAAAAGCTGGGTGTACAGCGCCTCGAACAGATCGGCCCGCCCCTGCGCCGGATTGGGCCGCCGCACCAGATCCAGCACCGGATGCTGATCATAGCGCCGCTCCGCATCCTGAAGCACCAGCGGCAGCGCCGCCGCCGCCTCGGCAATCAGCTTCCCCACCCGAAACCCGATGGGATTGCCCTGAAAACCGTTCTTCATCAGGCTGATCCCGTCGCGCGGGCTCCAGACCACGCGCCCCGAATTGCCAAAGGCCACCACGCGCCCCGTGGCCGAGGCCTTCTGTTCCGGCACCGCCTTGTCCGCGCGCCGCAGGAAATCGAACACCATCCCGTTCTCCTTGCTTCCGGGCCAGCGCCCGCCGTTCCGCGCCCCGGCGCGGTTCCGCCCGCGCTGCCGCGGGCCTTTGCTCTTTGTCGAAATACTCCCGCCGGAGGCGTCCACCCCCGCCAGCAGCGCAGGCTGTCAGAGCAGCCGCACCTGCGGCCGCAACTGCGCCTGCGCCGGCTCGATCATCAGCGCGGTCAGCGCCCAGACCAGGGCATCCACCCGGTCGGGCGATCCCTTGCCCTCATAACCGCGCGCGGTCATGCGGCACATCTGGTCCTCCAGCCGCGCCAGATGACGCAGATGGCTGACCCGGCCCTGCTCATACAGCGCGGCCACCGGCTCGGCCCGGGCGGTCTTGCCCTTGCTGGCCCGCACCGCCTTGTAGCTCACCAGCGGATCGACCTGCCGGATCACCGCCTGCACCAGATCGCCGCCCTGGTTGACCTCTGCCACCAGCCGGTCGGCGCCGTGACGCTGCATCGCCGCCACCGCCGCCCGCGCCCAGCCATCAGGCGAGGCGCCCTGCACGCTGGCATCCTCCAGCACATAGGCGCGCCAGTCCTGCACCGGCCCTTCGGTCACCGCGCCCACGACCACGATCCCGCATTCATCCGATCCGCCATGGCCCGTCACCGGCGGATCGACCGCCACCACCACGCGGCTCATCTCGGGCAGACGCTCCACCCGGCCCCGCTCGATCATCGCACTGGTCCAGAGCGCGCCTTCCGCATCCTCCAGCAACGCGCCCTCCAGTTCCTGCAAACCCAGCCGCGTGCCGCCATAGCGCGCCTTCACCTCCTCCAGGAACGAGGCCGCCAGATGCGCCCGGTTCGCGTCGGTCGGTGCATGTGTCACCACGCTGGACGGGTTGTTCAGAATGGCCTTCAGCACCGCCACATTGCGCGGCGTCGTCGTCACCACCTGCTGCGGGTTGCTGCCCAGACGCAGCGCGAATTGCAGCTGATCCCAGGTTTCCTCGGCCTTCTTCCACTTGGCCAGCTCATCGACCCAGGCCGCGTCGAATTGCGGGCCACGCAGGCTCTCCGGCTCATGCGCCGAATACACCTGCGCCACCGCGCCATTCGGCCAGACCAGCCGCCGCCGTCCCGCCTCCCAGGTCGGGCGCCGATCAGGCGGCGAACAGGCGAGGATCCCGCTCTCGCCGAACACCATGACCTCACGCACCTGATCGACCGTCTCGCCCACCAGCGCCACCCGTGCCGCCCGGCCGGGGTCAGAGGGGCGCGCGCCTTCCACCATGGATCGCACCCATTCCGCCCCGGCCCGCGTCTTGCCGGCACCGCGCCCGCCCATGATGACCCAGGTCTTCCAGGCCCCTTCGGGCGGCAACTGGTGCGGCAGCGCCCAGAATTCGAACATCCAGGGCAGCGCCAGCAGCGCCGCGTCGCTCAAGCCCCCCAGAAACTCATCCACCTGCTCCGGCGTCAC